AGGACGCGTCAACGGAAGGTACCCATCTCGCAGCTTTTGTCCGGAGCCTTATTGGTCGGGCATCATCGCAGATACCAATCCACCCGATGAAGACCACTGGATCTTCCGAGACTTCGAAGTAAATGTCACACCCAGCTATAACGTATTTCATCAACCCTCTGGATTAGTTGTCGATGAGCATGGCAATTTTATTAAAGACGGCGAAGGAAATTATATTCAAAATATTCACGCTGATAATGCTGAACACTTATCGCGTGATTATTACCCCAAGCTCGCTGAGAAACAATCCGAAGGTTTTGTCAAAGTATATTGCGGTGGTAAGTATGGGCTCGTGGAAAGTGGTAAACGAGTTTATCCAGAATTTAATTACGACATTCATTCGGTTGCGAAAATTGAGGCAATACAAGGCGATCCGCTCTACCTCGGGTTCGACTTTGGACTCACTCCGGCGTGTGTTGTTGTACAGATATCAGCTCGTGGTCAAGTTAGGGTCTTAAAAGAATATGTCGCTGAGGACATGGGTATTAGAACCTTTGCCGAGAATATTGTTATCCCGCAATTAGCGATTGATTTTCCATATTGTAAAATCAGTGAATGGGCAGAAGGAGATCCGGCTGGTGCGAAAGGGGATGAGATTATGGAAGAGCTTTCTTGCATTGGTGAACTTTGTTCTCTTGGTATTCCTTGTCGTGCAGCTACCACCAATGACATTGACGTGCGTATTAATAGCGTACGTTATTTTCTTAATCTCATGGTTGATGGTCGTCCTGCATTTATAGTTTCACGTGATGGCTGTCCGATCTTAGTTAAAGGATTTATGAGCGGTTATCACTTCAAACGCATGATGATATCAGGTGATGAACGCTATCAAGATAAACCAAACAAAAATAAATACTCACATCCTCACGATGCATTACACTATCGTCTGATGCCTTTTGCGGGGAATATTACGAAACCTGAACCGCCGAAGGTTGATCCTTTTGCGAATAATACGGTATTTAGGTGGCAGAATTGAAAGAAGATAAATTTTTTGATCCATTTACACATGAACTTAAAAGTGAGATTCACATTCAACGAGATGATATTGAGCAAGCTATTTCTTGGTTTGATAGACTACCTGACAGTCAGCTCACTAAAAAAGATTATGAGGTTTATAAGGATTTAAGGAAAGTGGTTGCGCATATGCGTTCTTTAGATATTGAGTAGGTGGGTGAATTGATCCTGGATTATATAGAAGTAACATCTAGATTTGTCAGTACTTTTACAATGAAGTGGAGTGATGTGATGGCATGTAGTTGCGTAAACGATGAAGGTTGTCCAGCATTAGAATGTGATGGGACATGTATAAATGAAAGGATGATTAATCCTGATAAGCAAGAACGCGCAATGGAAGATTCATTTACTGATAAACAAATGAGACAGTTACAAGGTATATTAAATACAATGGAAATACATTATCTCTGGATAAGAGGGTTTGTAGCTGGTTTTAATGAGGGATTTAAAAATGGAAAAGAAGGATAAAGCATTCGATCCACAAATAGCGAAACAAGTTTCTTGGATTGATGAGAATCTAGAAGCGAAAGGTAAGATATTTAATACTGAGCAAGAAATATTTTATCGTGCGACTGATTATAGAGGTAGTTGATCCATTGAATAATATATCTGCAAGAGAATTATCAATTCTTATTAAAGAATATTATAAAGATAATCCTTCGGGTGGAAATTGTCACATTGTGCTAGATGATAGAAATGTTAGCAATAATGATATTAATTTTTGTATAGAGGAATGCAGTAAAAATAATGATCATGATGGTTTAATTATCATGATTGCTATGAGAAATATGAGAAAGACTGCACGATTAAAAGCTATTTCAATGAAAAGTATTATTAACCAACAGGAGATATTGTAATGGATTACGATTTTAGTGGATTATGTGCGGATCAATTAGAGAAGTTAACCAAACGCTTACAATCGCTGAATAAAGCCTTTGTGAAGGAATATAAATTAGCATTGAATGTGATTAATAATCCAGTTGCTAATGAACATCGATCAGAAACAATGATTGAGATCGAAGATTTATTGCGAGATCAGATTGGTAAAACAGAAATATTCTACACTGAAACTTTGAATAAAGTTCAGCGATCATTAAGTAAATATTTATAGGATTTTTATTTAAAAGGAGATTTTTGCATGGAAAAGAAAGAACGTAAAGAAGTTAAAAAAATGATTAAAGAAAGTGAAAAGCGTGATGAAAAAAAAGATAAGTCCATGCATGAAAAAATGGATAGTAAACAAATGCGAGAGATGAAAAAGAAACTTGCTAAGAAGAGGAAATGATTATGCCGCTTGTTAAAGGAAAAAAAGCATCGAGTCGTAAAGGATTTTCTGAAAATGTTCGTCGTGAAATGCATGAAGGAAAAAAGCAAGATCAAGCTGTTGCGATTGCTTATAGTGAAGCGCGTCGTGGTAAGAAGAAAGGTAAAAAGAAATAATGTGTCCAGATTGTAATGGCACTGGATTAATTAAAACTGAAACCATCCATTTTGGTAGACCTTATTGGAAAGATGGTGAATTATTTTGCGATCAAATTGGATTGGGTAATTGGTCTATGACTCAGTGCCCATGTGTTGGAGAAGAAGAATGAGTGGATGTTATCCTAGCGAATGTAATTGCAATCAATCATTATCTAATTCGATTCAAGAATTATGTAATCGTGTTGAAGCGTTGCATACACATAAAATAAGACAGATTGATGAGAATAGAAAGATATCGAAAAGAGTTGATGAGCTAGAACTATTGGTTAATGCAATCAAAGAATCTTATAATAATTTATGCGCTCCCGCTTTAAAAAAGATTCCTTATAAATGTCCAGTTTGTGATGGATGCGGAAATGATAAAGGTGCTACTGAATCAAATCCTAATTATGAATTTTGTATGCGATATGCTTCCTGTCATTCATGCAAGGGTTCAGGAATAGTTTGGGGATGACGATTCCATTAACGATAGATGGTATTATTTGTGATCCTGGGGATAGGATACTTTATGTGGTTCCCAAGATTCTTATCCCTAAGCCAAAAAAGAAAAAGAAACAAAAGGGTTGGCGAGCTTATCGAAATAGTTGCTTTAAAAATACAGAAGTAAGGACGATCTATGTATATAATGGCATGAATGAAAAAGGACATTTTGTTTTAACCAGAATTAATTGATAAGGATATCAATCATGGCAGCCATACCCGTAAATCTCGTATTTGATGCTGAACTTCCCGGACAATCCCAAGATGGCTCTAATGCCAGAATCGTGCGTATGAAATGCGGCAACACCTTAGCTGAAGTCGTAGGCGCAGGTTTTCTTAATCCTTTAATCGCAGCGCAAGGGTTGACCTTATATGAGTCTGATTTCGTATTTGTCGCTGCATCCGATGGTAATCAAACCTATAAGCCTGTTATTGGTGCTGGTGGCGTGATTACATTAACTGTACTTCCCTAATTCCGAGCTCTTAGTTGGAAGCTCCCTGATGGGCGCCGTCCCCATGGAATAAATGACGGCACGATTTAATGATGATTGAAGCTCAGAAAGACTACGTAATGGTACCTATAATCGTAGATCGAAGAGCCTCTGATGGTTCCGTTATAGGACAGGTCTGTGCATGCAACTGGGCAGCTAGGCTAAGCAGAGAGGTCGTGAGTGAAAATCTCACCTATCATCAAAAATAAATGTTCATAACCAAGGATGGTTATAATGGAACGCGATCCTAATGATGTGAATCAGGACTTTGACCCTGAGAAGCTGAATGAAATGGAAGAAAGACGCCTTAATCGCTTGAATGAGGCGGGTATTGATGAGCAGCAAGTGCTTGAGGACGCTGGTAAGCACATGAATATTTGGCAGTCCTACATGGGTGAGAACATCACGCGTGGTAAGGATGATATGAATTTCTGCTTGCGGGATCAATGGACGGCGGTTGAGCGATCCGAGTTCACGCGTTTGTTTAAGCCCGCGATGACATTTAATAAATTATATGACGCAACAAAAAAAATTGCAGGTGAACAACGTAAAAACAAGCCAGATTTAATAGTCCGATCATTGACAGGTAAAGCAACTCAGGAACAGATAAACCTTCGAGCTGATCTAGTACGTACAATAAGCTATCAATCTCAAAATGATCTAGTGTATCAAACTGCATTCAAATCAGCTCTCATGATGGGTTTCGGTGCATTTCAAATCCTGCTAGATTATGAGTCACCTAAATCCTTCAATCAAGTGATCCGTTATGATCTTATCCCTGATCCGACTCGTACTGCCTTTGATCCAACTGCTCTTAAACCTCATAAAGGTGATGGCAATTACTGCGCTCGTTACTACGTTTTTACTCGAGATGAGTTTTTTGCTACTTATCCGTATGTTACAAATCCCGTTAGTTATATTGATCCATACATGTTATTGGATTTCCAATGGCAAACCAGAGATACCATAACCGTATGCGATTATTTCGTTAAAGAATGGTATCCGCTCACTATTTACAAATTATCCGATGGTCGAGTCGTCAATGAAAAAGAATGGGAACAAGTTCAGAAGGATTACAAACTTCAATTAGAAGTCACTGAGCAAACCACCGAGATCAAGAAAATGGTGAAAGCAATGCAGCCACGCATTGTGAATGAGCGTCAAACGCAAGATTATCGCATCATGCACTATCGTTTGATTCGCAATCAAATTATCGAATTTAGTGAATGGCCAAGCAAGCAATTGCCTATTATCTTTGTCGACGGTGATTCATACTTTATTGAAGGAAGACAATACACAAGGTCATTTATTCATGAAGCTCGTGATGCTCAAAAATGCGTTAATTATTTCGGATCTGAAATTGCAGCCGAAGTTAAGAATAGAAGGCGTGAGCAATGGCTTGGAACACCTGATAACATATCTGGGTATGAACAAGATTGGAGAAATCCAGAGCTTCAAATGGGGATATTACGAGCGAAACCTGATCCAAAAACTGGACAGATGCCTATTAAGCAGCCGCCCTGGGATTTATCACCCGCTATTATGCAGAACTTCCAAAGAGCTACTCAGGATATCCGAGAAATATTGGGATTTAGTGAAACAGAAGCCCTCCAAGGACGCGATATCTCTGGTAAAGCAAGACGTGAACGTAAATTAGAAGGATCGATGTCAGCGTACGTCTATTTTGACAACATGAATCAAGCAGTTGAACAAGGTGGTCGCGTGGTGAACGATCTTCTGCCTTATATTATTGGCGAAGATGAGCGTACAATGATAATAAGTAAGAAGGATGGCAAAACCGAATCGGTTACGATTAACGAGAGAGGTCGCGATGGTGAGATTAAGAATGATCTTGGCCTGGGTGATTTCGACGTTGAGATTGATACTGGGCCTTCTTTTGCGGTACAGAAAGAGGTGGCGCTGGAGTTTTTACAAACTACATTGCAGGCTCAACCTCAAGCATTCCCGCTGGTTGCTGACCTATGGGCAAAGAACTTGGATGTTCAATTTGGCCCTCAAATCGCGGAAAGATTCAAAACAATGGTTCCACCTGAGATTTTGGCAAAAGAAGAAGGTAAAGAACCACCACCTCCCAAACCCGACCCGCAACAAATGATGATGCAAGCTGAGATTCAGTTTAAGCAAGAAGAGATCAAGAATAAACAAGCCGAAGTTCAAGTGAAGATGCAAAAGTTGCAATTGGAACAAGAAGAGATTGAACTGAAGAAAGCCGAGATGTTTTTGAAAGCGCAAGGACTCGAAGATAAAGCGCACGCCGATGTGTATAAACATGAATTAGAACTTAAAAAGGCAGAAGTGATTCATGGTTTAGATGCACATAAAACAGATCGAGACTTTGAGCACAAAGCCTCATCTATTTTGGCTGACCTTTATAAACATGAAACTAAATTGCATCATGAAAAAGGAATGAAAGCCAAGGAGTGAGCTTGGCTTTTTTCAGTATGTAATAATTTTATTAATATCAATAATTAATTCATAATTTTGGCTAATGTCAAATTCAACAGGTAAACTTTGTGATTTAGGAAAATTTAAAATCTTTTTAACTGGGAAACATAGGTGTTTTATTTCTGTTTTGTTTGTGGATGAAATAGTATAGGTACCAATTCCAGAAGGGTTTTTTACAATTAAAAAAAGATTTGGTGAAGTTAAGCTTGTTAAGATACCAACTTTTTGGCTTATTTTATATTCCAATAAATCTGAAATATCTTTTCCAATATAAATAGTTAATGAATTTAGATTTTGAGTATTAGTATATCTTACATAAACATGATGATGGTCAAGTTTTTTTGCATGAGAAGAATGAATGGGTTGCCAATCTTTCGTGCTTATATTTCTAAGTAAATTATATTTATTTTCAATTTGATTTTGATTATTCAATTTTATTTTTTCCATTTCTTGTTTTAATTCAGCTATATTTTTCATCGATAATAATCCTTATTTATAAGAGAAAATATTTTCTTTAAACCATTTATCTAATTCTTCGACTGAGTAATAAACTTTTCCTTTACCTTGTAATTTTACAAATGGAGGAGGTTGTTTTTTTGCTCGTTGTTTTTGAAACCAAGAAACAGAATAGCCATAAAGATGACTCGCTTCTTTGTCAGTGATGTATTTAACGCCTAATAGTTCAATCATGTTCACGTCCTGTGAAAACATTTCAATTTAATTATTTCATATTAAACCTTGTCAAACCATAGCATTACATTCATGCGCTTGCTAGCAGTATTTTTGGATGGGAGTAAAATTTAGGCATACATGAACAAGGAGTTCATGAGCGACCGAGGCGCTTAATACTCGTGGGCATAAGAATTGCCGAGTGGAGTCGATATGGATAGCGATCAGGATATGTCGGGTAACGACACGGAAAGTTTGACTGGTGAAGTGTTAGATGGTTTAGGTGAGCCCAAGGAAGCGATCGAAGAAGCCGAAGAGGCGCAAGCCGATTCAGGCGGTTCTCATCAGCAGGGCGATGGTAATAAGGGTGAAACGCTGGCTGTCCAGAAACGGATTAAGCAATTAAAGCGTGCTCACGAAAGGGAAATGCGAGAGATGCAAGCCAGGATGGCGGAAATGCAATCACAATTACAACCTAATCAGTTTAATCAAAACCAGCAAATGAATCCCAATGAAGCCATGGGTAACCAGGGCGGCGTTGATGATGCGATTCACAAGGCAGTTAGTTTCGCGCTCCAACATCGGGATATGGAAGAGCGTAAAGCTAAGGATTTGCAGTCACAGCAACATATTGCGCAGAAGTATCAAGATCTTCAAAAGCATCTTGATCAAACTGCCGATAAATATGATGACTTTGACGATGTGGTCAGAGGAGATGCCCCCTTTACACCGCATATGCGTGATGCCGCATTAATGTTACCGAAAAAAGGCCCAGGCAGTGCAGGCGAAGTCCTGTACAAACTCGGCAAAGACCCCGAAGCGTTAGCCCGTATTTCTAAACTCCACCCTGTTGAACAAGCGTCAGAGTTAGTTGCGCTGAGTCATGCTTTGATTTCAGGTGGCGATCAGAAGGGATCAAACAATCGTCCATTAGGTCAAATCAAGTCAAACCCAGTCGTTAATTCTGCCGGCGTAAATGAAAAGACGCCTGTCTCGGATATTAGAGCCAGGATGAAACAAGGGACTTTTAAATAAGTCGAATGTTTCACGTAAAACTTACTCACGGATGGAGATGGCACGATGCCTAATCAATTTATTACTACACAATTGGTGTCTAACACCGCATTAGCAATGTTTGCAAACAATTCCCCTTTTGTCATGACTGGCTCAAGGATTTATCAAGATGACTTCCAAAATTCAGGCTATAAGATCGGCGACACTTTGCAGGTACGTAGACAGAACAACTTTATTGTTGGTGATGGCTCGACTGCTGTGCCCCAAGACATTATTGAAACAGTGGAAAATATTACAGTTGCACATCAATACCATGCATTGATTGCTTACACCGTACAGGATTTAACATTACGTATTGAAGATTTCAGTCGTATGTTCATTCAACCCGCAATTCAAAACATTATCACTCAAATGGAACGTGATATATGCGCCGATGCAGAACAAGAATTGTATTTCTTCCAAGGTTCCGCTGGATCACCGATTAATTCATTTTCAACTGTCGATTTAGCCGGTGCTAAATTGTTGGAGCAGGGTGTGAATATTGCATCTGATGCTTATCTTGCCATGACTGTCAGAGATGGATCATCCCTCAAAGCCGCGCTTTTAAACAATTTCACTCCTGTTTTCAACGAAGAAATTGTTCGTCAATCTGCAATTGGTCACTTGTCCTATTTCGATATTTTCCAATCTCAAAATATCGTAAGACACGTAGCAGGTGCAGGCCCTACCTTACATCCTGGTGATGCTCTAACTGTAAATGGTACCGTTTCTAGCGGTAATACCATCATCTTGGCAGGCGCAACAGCCGGTGTAACCAATTACTTCTTACCTGGTGATTTGATTAGCATTGCGGATGTTCATAGCGTTAATCCGCTATCTCGCGCATCGACTGGTCAGAACATGCAATTTGTCATCACAGCGCCAGCAAATTCAAGCGGCGGTGGCGCGGTCACCATTACGGTTGCTCCAAGCATCATTAGCTCAACCTCAAGCCCATTACAAAATGTGGACGGCCCAGTGCTATCGGGTTCCGCAGTGACCATGGTGCCAAGCTATAACGTAAACGTGGCTTATCCCGCACGTGCACTCGATATCGTTTGCCCACCTCTCTATAAATTACAAGTGCCTTATGCAAGCGTTGCGGTTGATCCTGAAACCGGATTATCACTTGCAGTCACACAAACTGGCGATATCTTGGGTTATCAAAACTTAATGCGTATCGACATTCTGTGCGGATTCAAGTGGCACCCACAATATGCCGTTAAGTTATTGTCATAAGGAATATGAACATGATGAAAGATAGATACGATGGAAATCCTGGCAAAGAAGCAGCGATTGCAAATGTTCGCCAAAAACGCCTTGAATCACAACACATGGGCAAAGATAACTTTGTTAAAAAGGAACAAGCAGCGGTCAAGCAATATGCTGGTAAAAAACCAGTGATGAAAGCTGATATGTTCGAGTTCAATGCCAATATGCAAAATAACGGCAAATGGGCTCAAGAGTTTGGCAAGAAGCTAACCTCTGGTTTAGACAAAGTTGCATTCCCAGTCGATGGTCAAGGTGACGACTCCTAAATCTAAATGAAATAAAACGCGTCTAAATCATGGCGCGTTTTTTCATCTGACATGGAGGCCATGGAATGGCACAACAAGTCAAAACGACTAATGACGTCATCATTAATTCACTCTATCTTTTGGGAG